CCGTGCCGTAACCACCGCGATGCGGCACGCCTGGTCGATGACGCGCGCGTTTGTCCAGGGATAGTAGTCCGACGTGGTGACGGTGCCGGTGAAGCCGCGGTTGATGAAGACTGGCGAGCCAGCGCCGTACGTCTGCAGGCTGGTGATGCCGGCGTTGTAGAAGCTCAGCCCATTGGCGAAGTCATCGCGATAGCAGCCGGTGAAACCCGGCAGGCCACCCAGCGCGACCGCGCCGATATCCTCGGATGCCTCGTTCGCCGCCGAGCGCGCGATGGCGCCCCACACCGCATTGCGACGCAGCAGGAGCCCCGAGTACGCGCTCACCATCGGCCCATCGCCCGCCGCCGGCAGCACGTGCTGCGTGTCGCCGCCGGCCCGCGCCGCGATGACGATCGCATCCGTGTCCGCCGAATCGATGGTCACGTTGCCATTGTTCGGCAGCACCGTGCCCACCGTGGGGCCGCCGATGAGAAAGCGCGGGTAGCTGTTGAGCGCGTTGAAGGCTAGCGCCTGCGTCTCGGCTGTGGCCATCAGGCTCGCCCAGGCCGCCGCCGAACCCACCGAGCCGACGACTCCGATCATGCTCGCCTGGAAGCTGTTGATGAGCGGCCCCGCGAGCTGCGCGCAGGCCGCCGTGAAGTCGGTGGTGTTGAAGGTCGGCGGCGCGCATTTGAACGTGTAGTAATCACCGGCGGTGGCGGTGCCGGTGAAGCCGAGAACCAGGCCGGTTCCGGGGATGGCGTAGCTCGCCGCGCTGGTGATGATCGCCGAGGTCGCGTTGCCGTCGTCGAGCGAGTAGGTGAACTGTGAGGTCCCCACCGCGCCGCTCTGCGTGATGTTGATGCGCACGCTGTAGGCGTCCACTGGCGAGCTCGTGAAGGTCGGGCTCGTCGGCCCGGCGCCGCCTGGATGGGTGACCACGCCCAGCGTCGAGACCGCATAGATGTCCGCCAGGGTGTAGCTGCCTGCCGTGAAGGTGAGGGTGGTGTACGTCCCCGGGACCTGGTAGCCGGTCGTGCTCCAGCTCGCCGCCGAGACCACCGGGGGGCTCGTCACGGTGACGCCGCCGGTGGTGACGCCGAAAGTGAATGCCGCCGTCCCGAGCGCGCCAGTCGTGGTGCAGTTGATGGTGATGGCCGCCTGCGGCGCCAGCGTGACGGTAATCGCGAGCGCGCCGGTGCCGATCTTGGTCACCGAGCTGACGCCGCCGCGTGTGGCCGCCGGCAGCGGCATCGTCTGCACGATGCTGCCCGGCGCCGCCTGCAGAACGTAGGTGACGGCCTCGAGCAGCTCGCCGCCGACCAGCTGCGTCTTGGCCTGCACCGGGTCGCCGAGGTTGCTGATGGCCAGGGGGGCGCCGCCGCCCGCATTGTTGCCGAGGCAGCAGCCCATGATGAGGATCGTGTTCTGGTTCGACCCCGGCTGCAGCCCCAGGTTGCCGTCGAGAACGTTGACTTTGACTGCGTAGGCCATCTTCTACGGCCCCCTCGTGATGTAGACGTTCAATTCCTGGGTCTGGATGACAGCCACCGGCGGTGCCGGCGGCGCGAGCGGCGTCGGCACTTGGACCGTGAGCACCAGGCCGCGCCCGAAGCGGGAATAGGCGCCGTCCATCTGCGCCCAGCGCTCGGCCAGCGGCTTATAGTAAAGCCCCCGCTCCGTCTCGCCGGTGGGCGTCCAGTGCGCGCGCTGGTCCTGCAGCGCGCTCAATACATTCACGCGCAGCGCCTCGATGGCGTCCACGTGGTCGATGGCCAGCGCCGTCGGTGACGGATCGGACGCCCACAAGTAGAAGTCGACGGCCTGGGTGAGGCCCCACTGCGTCGCGATGGTCTCGTCGAACGCGGCGGAGTACGCGGGCGACTCCTCGTAGGGGCCACCCATCGGCACCATCACCACCATCGGCAGCGGCAGCGCCTGCGTATGCACCTCCTCTTCGCCGTAGATGAGCGAGACGCCGGCCAGTGCCTGCGAGCTCGCCAGCGCGCCGAACAGCGTCTTGAGCGGCCCCGCCATCAGCGCAGGAGCTCCCGCACTGCCTCGATGGCCGCGCGCTGAACCGGGTCCGCCCATAGGCCGAGGCCCTCGGCGGGGTCGGGGAAAATCTTGCGGGCGGGCATGCGGCGCGTACCGTACTGGTGGAACTTTCCGTAGCCGAGCGCGCGCATCACCACAGTGCCCGTGCCCGGGATGTAGCGAGAGGTCAGGCTGCCCACGAGCGCGCCGGTGTTGCGCAGGACGGGATGCCCGTCGCCCTTGCGTACACGACGCGCCCAGGAGCGGCCGTAGGGGTCGCGCTCGGCGATGAAGCCGGTGATGGCGGCGGCGTGACAGGCGTTCGCCACGCGCGTCCCGATGCGCTGGAATACCTCACCCGACTCGAGACGCTGCAGCCGCCCGATGAGCTCGTTCATTCCGGCCATGCCGTCACCACCATGACCAGACGGAGTTGACCGTCACGGCGCCGCCGGACTCACCCCGATCGGTGAAGCCCACTGGGGCATCGCTGATGACGAAGTCGCCGGCGCGATCGGCGTCGACGGCCATGCCCGAGGAGTCGGCGTAATTGAGCGTAATGATGCTGTTGCTGACGCCGTCGAGCCACTTGTCGGCCCATTCCTTCCGCTGCGTCATCACCTGCCAGTCGGGGCTGGCTGGGTTGAAGCCGAACGTGAAGTAGAGCGTGAACGCAGCCCGGTAGCAGACCACCAGCGTCAAGGCCATGTCCCAGCCCTGCGGCGCGGTCTGCAGCGGAAGGACGAGCTGCGAGCTCAGGAACGTGTCCGCCATCGACGACTCGGCCTGCAGCGTCGCCGTGACACAGCCAGGCGCAGCCGCCTCGAAACGCGCGTATGCGGCCGGCGTGATGGCCAGCTGTTGAATCTGCGCGTCCGTGGCGTACTGCGACTGGGCCATCGCTCAGCTCCCCGACATCCGAATGGCCTTGAACCACAGGCCCGGCGACGCCGCACCACGAGCGCGACCGCCCATGTAGTAGCGGTCCTCGAAGAACACTGTCGGGCTCGCCGGGTCGACCAGCGAGATCAGCTGCGGGGCCTCACGCTCCTGCCACAGGGCTGCGCGCATCGACGCCGAGCGGTTGTCGAGGAGATACCAGACGGCCGTGGTCGGGTCGCTCGTGTCCGTGAGGTACTCGGACACGACGACGTCGTATTGCCCCTGCCACACGTTCGACTGCGCGCCGAACGTGCCCGAAACGCCGTTCTTGTTCTCGGGGTAGAAGCTCGCGTTGGCCAGCGTGAGTGCGGCGAACTGCAGCGATGGAGGCACGAACAGCACGGTCCCGTAGCTGCCGAGCGGGATGCCGTCGGGACCCTTGAGGTTCATGAGCGTCGCCTGGGCAATGGCGAGGTTGGTCGCGTTGAGCGGTTTGGTGCCGAGGCTGTTCGACTGGGCGCCCGTCTTGGCCTGTGGGTCGGTGTAATGATTGCCCGCGAACAGGTTGCGCCCGTCGTAGCAGATGGGGTTCGAATTGAAGACGTTCGCGATCTGCTGGTCCGGCAGCACCCGCGCGTTACGGGCCAGATTCGGGATCAGCATCGATGCATAGATGCTGTACTGGTCATCCTCGAGGTCGGTGCGCTCGATGGAGAGCGTGTCCTCCCACTTGACGTTGGTGACCACGAACCCATCGACGACCACGTTGTTGATCTGGCGCGGTCCCGTCCACTGCCGGAACGCACCCGAGATGGTCTGCATGAACGGGTAGCGCTGGTCGCGGGTGTTCGATGGGATGCGAGTTCCGACGCGCTCGAGAATCGGCCCGGGCGTACCCATGTACGCCTCGGTGAACAGCGTCGAGAACGACTGGAACATCGCATCGAGATTCGCCTGGTTGATGACCATCAGAGCACCCCCACCGAGACCCAGGCCCCGCCACTATCGAAGCCCGTGCAGTTACCCGCCGCCGAGCGCGTCCCGGTGCCGTCTGCCTTGGCCACCGTGTTGTCGTCGGTGACGAAGACCGACTTGTTGAAGTTGGTCTGGTCGACCGTGCCATCGCTGTTCAGATACGCCTCACCCATCAGCACGTCGACGCTGAGTGCGCCGTTGGCGCCGCCGGTGTTGTCGGCGTCGGCCAGGGCGATACCGGCGACGACGAGGCCGGTGGCGACGCCGGGGGCGATGCCCCATCCGGTCGCGTCCGACGCCACCAGGCAGCCCTTGAAGACCTTGGCGTTGGCCTTGAGGAGCACCGTCCGCGAGCCGCGGATGGCGCGCATGGTCGTGTTACGCGATTGCGTTGCGGCAGCCATTAGCCTTCCTCCGTGTCGGCGGCGATGTCAGCGCGCGCCGCGAGCATCTGTGTCTTGTGCTGCGCGACCTTGAGGGGGTCGGCGCCGATCTGCTTGATGAGCGCCACCTGCGCCGCGGTGAAGCCGCTGACGGTGGTGGCCGACATGCCCTTGTCGCCCTTGGGCTCGCGCGCCTCGGGCGGAGCCTTGCGCAGCATGCTCAGCGTCGTCTTGAGCGCATCGACGCCGTACTTGGCCTGCACCTGCTCGAACTCGCCGCGCCGGGCCAGCTCCACCCGACCATCCTTGACTGCCTCGTCGAGAAGAGTCTTGGTCTCGCTGGCGGTCATGGACGCCTTGAGCTGCGCCAGCTCATCGGCGACCGTGTCGGCCAGCTCGGCGCGCGTCTTGAGCGCGGTGAGCACGCCGAACGCCTCGGCCGTCGTCTTGGCGCTGGCCAGCACCAGCACGTCGCGCTCGAACGTGATGAGGCGCGTGACCGCCGACAGGAGCTCGGCCTTGTCCTTGAGGCCGAGGGCCCCGAGTAGCTCATCCATGAACGACTCCTTGTCGTGTTCATCAGCGCTGGCCACGAGCGGCTCGAGCGCTTGGGTCGCAGGCCAGTTGGTGAGCGCCATCGGCAGCAGGCGCACCGGGCGGCGCGTCTTCTTGTCGAGCTCTACCCACGGGGAAAAGTAGCGATATTCGCGGGCCCTCAACATGGCCGCGGCGCTGTCGGTCCAGCGCACGTCCGAGGCCCATAGGCCGTCGGCGCGCACCTCGGGACGGAACCAACCGGCGGCGGGATTCTTCTGGCCGTTGGTCGTGGCGTTGAGGGTCTGGTGCTCGTAATCGATCGACAGGTCGATGCCGTGCTCGGTGTATGCCTTGAGCACGTCGGCGGCCGCGTCTTTGTCGAGGACGACACGGCCCTTCAACGTCTGCGTGTCACCCCAGGGCCAAATGCGAAATGCTGTCGGCGGCTCAGGACCGTCGGGAAGCGGAAGTGTCAGTGAAATGACAAACGGTGCCACGCATGGCCAGCATGCGGACCCGCGTTGATTTTATTGGGTTTGCTCGGGTCGATTTTGGGCGCTGCCGTCGGTGAGCGCTAGAAGCGAGAGGCGATATGGGAAAGCTATTCCGACTTCGGCTCCTCGGGCTTGTCGTCAGCCTCGTCCTCGACCCCTTTGTCATCGGGCTCGCCGGCCTCGTCCTCGGTGTCGCTGACGGGCGTGGTGTCGCCCTCGGCTGGTGCGGCGGGTGCGTTCTCTTCGTCGGGCGTGGTGCCTTCGTTCTCGGTGGTCATCTCGGCCTCCTCCTGCTCACTCATGAGCACATCGCCGTAGCCGCGCTTCTCGAGATAGGCGCGCGGGGCGATGGGCGCGCCGGCGCTCTTGAATGCTTGCAGCGCCTGGCCGACGATGAGATCGGTCTTGGCGCGTTCGCTCTCGTCCTCGGGTGGTTCGATCTGCGGGCAGAGATAGGGCGCCATGTTGCCATCGCCGTCGGTGGCCGCCACATGGGGCTTGAGCACCTGCGTGCGCAGGATGGTGTAAATCTTGGCGTCGCCGCGCGTCAGGCGCAGCAGCGTCGATTCGCCGGCGTTCTCCTGCGTGCCGAGCCCCCCCTGGCCCTTGGTCGACTGCGATTGGCCGACGAGGAGGATGGCGATGCTGTCGTCGCAGTGGTCGAGCAGCTTTTGGAACCCCTCCCACGAATTCGATGCGGCTTCGATGAGCTTCACATCGAATTTGTTGCCGTCGGTGCCCTGCGGTAGGCGGATGGTCGCCTCGTGGGCGAGGTTGGCCAACTGCCGCAGAAACAGCCGCTCATCCGACGGATCACGCTGCTGCGGGATGATGCCGGCGCGGATGGGCGTGCCATGCACCTCCTGGTGTCGCGCCCACCAGCTGCGGGTCCAGTAGCGTATGAGCCACGGCACCGCCAGCGCGCGCACCAGGGCCGCATCGACCCAGCCGTGTGGGCCAAAGGGCTCATAGATGACCCAATCGGGGTCGTCGGGTTGGATGACGATTTCGCCGCGGTTCTCGGTCTGGATACAGTATTGCCGCAGCGTCCAATCCCAGCGCAGGAAGCGGTTGTTCCAGACGTAGAGCGACGGCAGCGATGTCGTCTCGCCGAAGGGGACTACACGGCGCAGCTGCCCGATGCCGGTGCCGAGCATGATGCCGTTCTTGAGGAGCTTGCCGACCTGGTGCGACGGCAAGATGGTGTCTTGCTGCTCCTCATACTCCTCGGCGATGTTGCGGGCGCGCGCGGTGTCCTTGGCCGGCTCGATGTCCATCTCGGCGCCGGTGAGCGAGTCGATGCGTTCGCCGAGCTTGGCACGCACGCGGTCGTCCCGGGTCATGGCGTCGGCCAGGTAGGCGGCGGCGAAGAACTGACCCTGCTCGAGCCCGGCGATCGCGGCGTTGACGGCCGCTATCATCGTCGGCGGCGGCACACCGTAGATTGGCAGCTCGACCGGCGGCGCCTTGGGATCGTACTGATACGGCGCCAGCGCCCCGACCGAATTCGGCGCGGCGAAGGTCAGCGCCTGCGCCTGCGGCCGGGGCTGGCGGCCCGTGAGGCGTTGCCAGAGCGTACGCCGGCCCTGCTGCTGCGTCTCTCGCACCATCGGCTAGTCGTCCTCGTCGGCCTGGCTGCCGAGCGCGAAAGTGAACTGCGGCCCCTTGAACGCCGAGGGGCCGAATGAGGCGTAGCCCTCGCCCAGCATCAGGTCAGTCAGCGCCCACACAAGCGAGTCCATGCGACCGGGGCTGGTGGGGGTCGACGGCGTGTAGCCGCACATCTCATCTTCAAGCCGCTCGAACATGCCGACGTGATGGACGCGGCCCTGCTCGTAGAGCGCCGCCACTGGCTCGGCGCGCACAATCTTGCCGCGTGAGGCGTGCACTGCTCGGTATGCGACGCGGCGGTCGACCAGGCGGATGAGGTCTTCGATGATCTTACCGCCGAAGTTGTCCTCAGCCACAAGGCGGTCGCAGGCGCGGCGATGATAGAGCTCGACCGCGCGCCGGCCCATCTCATCGGGCGAGTAGCGGCCCGAGACGTCCTCGAGCACGAAGGCGTGCGGCGCCGGCTCGCCCTGGCAGGCGCACATCGCCAGGCGCACGCATACGATGCCGGCCTCGTCCGCGGTCGCCTTGGCGCTGCCCGACGGGTCGACGGCCACGACCGTGCGCAGCCACGTGATCGGCGATGTGCGCACGCGCGCCCGCTCAATGAGCCCGTAGCTCCACAGCGCGCCCTCCACGTCGTCGAGAATCTCGGCGTGCAGCTCCTGGCGGCCGAGGCGCGTACCCTCATAGCGCGCCTTGATGGCGGCGAGGAACGGCCCGGCGAGGTTAGGCGCATTGTCGTAGGTCGAGCCGCGCGTGACCACCGTCGTCGGCGCCTTGGCGAGCTCGCGCACCAGCTTGACGGGTTTGGGGGTCCCGGTCACCACCGCGCGCGGGTCGCCGCCGAGACGCAAGCCGAGTTGCAGCATGTCCCAGGCGTCCTCGGCATAGCGCCACGAGGCCGGCTCGTCGCACCATGCCCCATCGTGCTGAGGGCCGCGCAAACGCTCAGGCTCGTCGGCTGAGTAGAGCGTGGCCATGGCCCCGCTCGGCCAGGTGATGCGGCGCTTTGATGGCTCGTAGGCCGGGCGATTCCACGGCGGGGCGATGGCCAGGATGCCGGACTCGCCCTCGGCCATGACATCGCGCGCGTCCGCTGCCGTCGGTGCGACGAGGGCCAGGCGCCCGCGACGGCCGCTCTCGACCTCGGCGCGCACCCACTCGGCACCGCAGCGGGTCTTGCCGAAGCCGCGGCCGGCGAGGACGAACCAGACGCGCCAGTCTCCCGCAGGCGGCAGCTGCTCGGGGCGCGCCCAGGCTGGCCAGTAGTACTTGACCGCTTCGTGCGCCTCGTCGGGGATGGTGTCGAGGATGCCCTGGACACCGACGCGGGCGATGGCGCGCTGCAGGAGCGACTGACTCATTTCGCGAGTCGCTCGAGCAGCGGCCCGAGGTCGATGCGCATCGGCTGCCCGTCGGGACCGCTGATGGGTTGCGTCGGCTTGCCGTACACGCGGTCGAGAATGATTCGCGCCGCCTTGATGCGGATGTCATAATCGGGCGCGTCGTCGCTGCCAGCATCGAGCGCCTGGATGAGCCGCCTCGCTGCCCTCGGCGTGGCATCGGTGAGCATCTCGAGCGTCTCGGGGTCCATGGGCCGTCGACCACCGGTGCGATTGCCGGGCGCAAATTGGCCCGTCTTCCCGTCACGAACTCCTAAATGGTCCCTGTTCTCGGACACCTTGGCACCAGTTTAAATCGGCCGCCCGACGCCATTGGGGTTGCGCTGGCGAGTCATCCACGTCGCGCCGCACGCCGAGCATCGCCAGCGCAGCTCGTAGCCGCTGAACGCTGACCAGGCGGTCTGCGCGATGACGTGCTTCGGGGTGAGGCAGGTGCACTTGGCGTCCAACGGCCGCTCGCGTTCGCCCTTGGGGTCGCGCCCAGGAGGCTTCCGTGTGCTCATGGTGCGCCTTTCGGGTTTGGGGTGGGCATGGACACGAGGGCGAGACCGAACGCTTGCCTGGCGCGTTCCCAGATACGCCAGAGCGCCGCTACATCGGGCTGGACGTGGGCCAGGTCGCGCACGATGGCCTCAGCGACTCGCAGCCGCTCGACCAACTCAAGCACGTTCACGGGCGGCAGCGCCGCGTACATCGCGCGCAGCTCGTCGGGCACATGCGCGACCATGCGCGCGAATTGGCCCACGGTCGGCCCGCTATGCCGCACGCGTGCCACCTCGGCGTCGAGCGCGTCCTCGGCCGAACGCGCCAGCCGCTCGAGCTCGTCCACGTTCACCATCTTGCTCATCGTCGCAGCTCCTGCGCCGCCATGAGGCGGAAGTAGGGGTCGTCCGGGTGCGCGTCGGAGACGAGGACGGCGATCTTCTCCTGCGCCCGCTGCGCATGCAGGAACACATCCTTGGCGTCGATGCCCATCACCGCCGCCACCTGCTCGAACGTGTGTTCGCCGCGCTCGGCTACGTCCAACGCACACGTCTCGTCGAGCGCCCGCACCGCCTCCGCGATGCTCACCGGGTCCGACTCGTCGAACTGCTGCTGCGAGTACAGCCGGCCATCGGAGGCCACGTTCAGCAGCAGGTGGTACCGGCACGACACGAACGGACACGGCCGCGCGCCACCGCGACACTCCTCGCGGGTTGCCGGGAGTACGCTGAGGTGACGCGCGCGGGGCATCACGCGTCGTCTTCTCCTGGCTCGCGCCCATGTGCTGGACTAGGCGGATTATTGTCCATTGTTTCCATTTTTTCCCCGGGGGGCCTTCCCCAGAGAGGGCTTACTTCGAACTGCTGAGAACGCGGCCGACCGGGACTGCTGGTCCGTGGCTGTGACACCAGGCGGATGAAGTTGCGGTCGGCCAAGAGCTGGAGCGGACCCTCCAAGCTTTCTGCTTCCTGGAACCGCTCGCTGCCTCGCAGCAGTCGATGCAGCTCGCTCCTCGAGAATGCGCGCAGACCCTTGCGGCGGATGCACGCCAGTATCGCTTTCGCGCCTTGGGTCCGTTCGTCGGTTCCCATTGCTGAGAACGCGGCCTTGGCATGGGGCACGAGATAGCGACCGATGGCAGTGGCTTTGGCCATCGCCTCTTCGTCTATATATAGATTAATAGATATAGATTCTTGAAAAGGTCTTCTATAGCCAGAAATGGAAACAATGGATAAAACCCCGCTGATTCGCGCTACCGCCCCCGGCAGTTTGCCGGCCCAGTCACGTATTGAGTGAAAGTCTCCGAGCTCGGCGAGGTGCGGTTCGACCCAAGATGCGAAGTCGAGCCACAGATCGAACGCGGCTGGTGAGGGCTTGAGCACGATGGGGCCGCCCTGGTCCTGCAGGACCAGGGCGTTTCGAAGTGCATCGGCGTAGCTTGCCCGAATCGAATCGGTCATGGGCTGCGCGCGCATGGAGCGTTGCCCAAGACGGGATTCGGGCAGAGCGTAGAGGAACCGCGCCAGGAGACCCGTGCCGCGAAGCATCGGCTTCTCTGCGAGCGCGTCGAGGACGGCAGGTTGGA